AAGTAATACTTCGTCATATCCAGGGCTTGCGCCACAAGGATTAATAACCTCTACCACACTATATGCACCAGGGGCTAGGTCTTGACCATCTTGACCATCTTGACCATCTTGACCATCTTGACCATCTTGACCATCGCTACCGTCGCTACCGTCTTGACCGTCGCTACCAGCTGCGCCGTTATATACTACAGCCGTTGTATTGCCGCCACATGAGATCAAGGCACCATTAGCTAGCTGGCTTACTTCACAGCCGACGCCTGGGGTGCCGCCATGCCCTTGACTTCCTCGAGGGCCTCTAGCACATGCCGCCGCGCTGCCCAGGATCAGTATCAGTACTAGTAACTTTGTTGACTTTTTCATTCTTAACTCCTTCTGTAGTTTTAACATCTGTAGCCAATAGTAGGTAAAGAGAACCACACACAACGCTTATAAGCCATAACCCTAGTAATGCCATTGATAAATACGGCATATAATATAAGAATGCGCCTATTACTAATAATCCTATAAAATTTGCTAGTTCTTTGCTCATAAACAGTACACCCGCTCTGGCTCGTAGCCGCATTTAGGACAATGCATAGTGTTCCAAGCAGGCCGCACAAGACCCGCTGCGGTCTGGACAGCGACACTTTTCGCGCATCCTTTGCATGACAACTTCGGCAATTTCAGACTCGTCCGCGCTCACGCCCATGTCTAAGAGCTGCCACTTCAATTCTTTCGCGTTTAGTTCGGGGCTGCCTTTAATCCAGTTAACAATTTCTTTTTTCACTCTATTACTCCTGCGTTATTGCTTATACTATCTTATCGGCTTTCTTTTAAAATACTTTAGCTTTTATTTTCCGTAAGGACTATCAGGTTTGAGATAGATGTGTTCACCCATCCACTCCTCAGACTTCTTATCATCTACGTACGCTATAGGCTTAGAATAGATATGAAGGTTTTCATGCTCTAACCCTAGTGCCTTTACTACAGCCTCTGCCCAGGCATACCCTCCAGCTGACCACACAATGATTAAAGCACCACGACCTAGTCGATTCTGCACTATTTTGATATGGGGACGGTGGGGCGCTAGGCGTTCATTACACCCTGTATTAGGACAAACTACAGTAATTAGATCAGTAGAGTTTGTCGTATCCCACGACACTAGTGTGTCGTCTACGTCTACACAAATTACCTGCTCGTTTTTATTTACTCTCATTTTTATACCTATCGTCTGTACCATCGCCGGTTAGTTTAAAGTTAAGCACGAATAGAAGGTCACAGATAGCATGTGCTAAATGACTAACACCTGTTTCTGGATCATTATCCTCTCCCATTAAGAATGCGAATATATGTCGTAATGCAGCGCTTAATACGCGTGTATACGCAAAGCCTTTGCGCCAATTATGTGCTGTGTACTTATTAGCGCCGAACGTCAGTACTTTCGCTACTTCTATAATAGCTTCTGGTGGTAGTAGAGCTATAGACGGCTTACCATGATCGTGCTTAGTGCCACTATTACTCATCTAGCGGCCACCGAGTAGCGTAAGAAGGTAGCTAGTCTTAGCCTTAACAGCCTTCTTCACATCTCTGTAAGGACCGGCTAGTTCATTTACTTCGGCACGCGCATTCTGTAGTGCCTCATTAGCCTCTTTATGATCTTCTGACTCGCCTAGGGCCTGCTGTAGGGCTACAATACGGCCACGAAGGGCTTCTGAAGGTAGATTATCTACTTCTTTACAGAAATCTGGGTATTCTTTTTGTACTTTTTCTTTAGACATTTGATGGCTCCTTAGTTATATTTAATAGTAGCACACAACGTAAAAAAGCTTTAGTACTATTTTGTGCTTCAATACGAAGCATTAAGTTTACTATACTATTGTGGCATGGTACACTATTTTTAATATAACTAAGGAGTTGTACTTGAAACATGTTAATAAATGCAGTCAGTTATTTAATAGTGAGTTAGGTCTAAACTATGACACTCAGATCATCTATAGCATGTTTAAATTGCAGCGCGATCTTCAGAACAAACTTGGCGCTTCTGGGCGCGGTTTAGACTATGATAAGTCTACTTTTATTGATAAAGTCAACCAGATAGCACTAGAATGGAAAAATATTAACCTAGAGATGGCAGAGTTAGTTGAACGACTTCCGCACAAATCGTGGAAATCATATACTGACGTTCAAAAGACTGGTTGGGAGAATGAAGAACAGAAGTTAGAAACATGGTATGAATACATCGACGTGTTTCACTTCTTTTTAAACGTAGGTCTATTGCTCGGTATCGGTGCCGACGACTTTGTAAAACTGTACCTTACTAAGAATGCAGAAAATTTTGATCGCCAGAAACGAGGCTACTAATGGTGTATAAAGATATTCATTCGGCGTACTTGGCTATATTGTCAGACGTATTCTATAACCCGCAGTCTACGTCTGCCCCTCGCGGACAGCCAATTAAAGAGGTATTCGATTACAGTTTTACTATATCTAATCCTAAAGTTGAGTCTATTATTACTAACGATATAGAGCGCAATAAAGTTATTGAGACATATACTAAAAAAGAGTGCGATTTATATGATTCTGGATCTAATCTAGCAGAAGACTTTGGTAAGGCGTCTAAGTTTTGGTTAAAACTAGCCAACCCTGACGGTACAGTCAACTCGGCGTATGGGCACCTTATATGGAACAATAGGAGTCACGGGCATCCAAAGTTTGAAGGGCCTATGCGAACACCATGGGAATGGGCAAAAACATCGCTAGAAGCCGATAGGGACACTAGGCAGGCTATCTTGCGCTTCTCACTTCCAGAACATCAATGGATAGGTAATAAGGATCAAACCTGTACTATGCACGGCGTATTTAGTATTAGACACAATAAATTAAACTTAAGCATAGTAATGCGGTCTAATGATCTTGTATTAGGTTTAGCCTATGATCTTCCTTGGTTTATCAGTTTAATGTACAAGATGCGAGATGATCTTAAGCCAGTGTATCCAGATCTAGATATTGGATCTTATACGCACTTAGTACATAATCTACATGTATATGATAGAGATGCTGATCGTATTTTAAAGATGCTTGGTAAATAAAAGCCCCAGAAGTTTCCCTCTGAGGCCCGAAGTGAGACATTTTAAGTCTTACTAGTTGTGATTAAGCGCTGAGTTGCACTACGCAGTTCCAACCTGGAGCTGCACAGATAAGGTTACCGTAGTAACCAATGCGAATCTCAAGAGCATCCGCATTACCGACGCGAAGACCTTCGAGACCTTCCATGCCGTAAGTCAAGATGTGCGGTACTTTACCTAATGAACGTAGTTTCCATGTGTTCATTGTGAGAAGGTAGCACGTTTGTGGTGGGCAAGAGCGATCAGCCAAGATAGTCACGCGACCGTAAGCTGACTGGAAGGTAATACCTTCGAATGCAACTTCGACTTCATCGTGGTTAACTTGAACGTACTGTACTTTAGCGCCAAGAGAGTTAACTAGAGCTGCGTACGACGCGAAGTCGATGATCGCAAGATCTGGTTTACCACCTTCGCGGTTCAAGAATGCAAGCGCGTTAGTCATACCTTCTTCGATAGTCATGCTAGAAGCGTCGAAACGGCAACCCGCAAGTCGAGTAGGATCTGCTGAACGGTTTACACCCCAGAAGTTATCAGTAGAGCTAGGGCTAGTTACTGGAATCCAAGCCGCAAGGCCTGAAAGCGCCAAGAATGAACCAGTATTAGTAGCTCCGGCGGCTGGCAAGTCGCCTGACACTGTAAGGTAAGCAATGCCTGAACCGATAGCAAAGTTAGCGTCAAGAGACGCAACCGATGCACCAGTAGCAAGAGTGATACCGTTACCAGTAACAGTGCCTGAAGCGCGGTTAACCGCTGTGACAACTACGCCAGTAGCGCCAGGAGCGCCGCCGTCTGTAGTAGACGCAACTAGTAACATGCCGACTTCGAATGCCACAATTTGGCTAGCATTTGTAAGTGGAATAGTTACTACGTTAGGGCTTGCACCAGTTTGGCTAGAAGTACCTGCTGAGATACCGCGAGTAGCTGTGCCTGAACCGAACAACTCAAAAGCGATGTTGTTAGTCAAGTTACGGAAACCGCCATCCATCTGAAGCTTTGCAGCATCTACGAATGCACCAGCATTAGTCTTTGTCTGCTCCATAAGTAAGTTAGTGATAGTTACCAATTGGTAATCTTCAATAACGTATACGAAGTAGCTTACAAGGGCTGTAGCCGTCTGCTGTGCTTGCGCATTAGCGAACGTGTGTGACCGACCTTGGGGAGTACCATACTCGAGAGGTACCAGTGGCCTTATGGCCTGTTATCGTAGAGGTTTTTATCTCTACTTCTTAAACTTATTTAAGTAATCTAGAATGCGGGTTAAGTTTAGTTCAACTATTCCGACTTCCATATTACACTTGTGACAGAGTAGATACCGCACTTCTAAGGTACGATGATCGTGGTCTACAACTAGGTTTTCTTGTTTTTTAGTAACTCCGTTTAGTCGATTTTGAGGCTTCTGGCATATAGCGCATAAATTATTCTGCGCTAATACTCTAGCTTCATACTCTACTAACGAGATACCATACAAGTGTCGTAACCTAGCGTCCCTTATTTTTTCAGGACTGTCCCTGCGCAGTTTAGCTGCTCTTATTCTACCCACTGCCTTTTGGCATTCGTGACAATAATTCTTAGCTCTAGATCGAGCTGAAGGACTATTTCCCGACGAGGTAAACTTAGAGACTACTTTACTGAGTCCGCAAGTTTTACAAGTTCGTTCAAGTTCGGCGTACATTTTCAACCCTTTCGGTTGCCTACCACTCTTGGTACTATTTTATTCTAACATATCAAGTAGTTAGTTTCAAGTACTACGCTCTACGGTGGCTCAAAATTTTATACTTGAGCTTACCTCGGGATTGGCATTTCAGCTTCCCCCGATACTGGTTGGTTTTACATTCCCATATCTCTAGGAATGTACTTACCTGCGAATCCGTCCAAATATCAAGCATTTAACTTGAGTTTGTGCAAGTAAGTAAAAGCCCCGACGGTTATTTAGGGCTTTCGTTTTTTGGAACTAGAGCAAGGAATGGATTCTCTTTATATACGAGATCCTTCATGTACTCTTTATCATCTGTATACAGCTCTTTTAGTGCTGCAATCTGGTTTGAACTATTGGCGAAAACTGCTGCCATAAAGTCCTTCTTTCTTAAATATAATTAAAGGGTTAGGCGGAATTGCCTAGTTGCCTTATAGTGTACTATAGCCGCATTACGACTTAAGCTCTCCCCGGAACGCTAGCAACGCCCGTTCACGCGCGGATAACTGCCGCGTAGAGCCTGTCGCATTTGTAAGGGTTTTCATTGGCTGTGACTGCTTTGTATCATTTGGTGACTGCGTTTGGGCTGCTTTCGCCGGAGCTACCGGAGTTGCAAACCGTTTTTTAAATTTTTCAGTTTTATTAATAACATGATTCATACGACGTTCTAGCTCTTGTTCGACTTCTGCTGCTGCTTCTTCTGTAGACATTACCCAGCCTTCTTCATTAAAGGTTGATTTAATTAGCTCTACTACTTGATCTACTTCACCTGTAGCTCTAATTAGCTCAAATGCGGCATCTTGTGATACTAGTGTAGTGGCTTCTGTCTTAAGCTGTTTAATGGCCGCATCGTAGGCTTGAGTCTGCTGCTCTTGTTGATTTGTCTGCGACGTTTTATTGGCTTCCTCAAGGGCTTCGATCTTAGCCTCTAGCTTTGATACTAAAGCATCATACCTAGGGTTTTTAGGCTGCTGGTTAATTAGCTGCTGTGTAAGCTCATCGTAGCTTAAGCCTTCTTCAGCTAGTACGTCTAGAGTCTGTTCTCTAAGGCGTTGCTTATCAATGTACTTAGTTGGATCAAACTGGGCTTTAGACGATAGTTCGGCTTCTCGTGCAGCTAGGGCCTGTTCTCGCTGTTTTAAGGCATGATCAGCTTGCTGGTGCCGAATTCGAATAGCTTTCTCACGTTTAGCTAACTGTGCGAATTTGCTAGACAATTGTGGGTCTTCAGATACTGGTGGAGACTTAATCTCTTCAGCTACTTCTGATTCTGTCTCTTCTTGACCCTCATTAGTGTCCGATTGTCTATATTGAGAAGGTGCTCTAATAGCTCCTAGCTCCTCGACAGAGATGTTTTGTGGGTTTTCTAAGGGTATAGGCTGCTGCGTGGTAAGCTTTGCAATAGCGCGATCCCTAGCGTCATTAGACGCCTGCTGGTTATTACCGGACGGCTGTGCGACGTGTGGCGACGCAATAGGTTTAATATTCATGTGGTTTTACTTCCTTTAGGTTATAGGTGTTAAACGATACCTGGGCCATTAGGCACAAGGGGTGATGTGAGCATAGGTTCAGGGGCTGCTTGCGGTATTGGTTGACCAGGGGCTAGAGCGCCTGGCATTTGCGGTGGTGCTGGAGGCATTGCCGCTTGTTTAATGGCTTGTACTTGGCTAAAAAAGTCTCTAAGCTTTTGTACTTTTGACTCTTCTAGCTTAGCTGGCATGTACCTGTTTATGTACTGAGTCGTTAGTTTAGTAGCTAGATCTAAGTCCATAAACGGATCTGGTGGCACATACTTACCGGACTCAATAATATCGTCCAGCACTGATAGAATGCGCTCTTCACCGGCATTGGCTAGCTGTTCAGCCTGTTCTAAGTCTGGATAGTCTAGGAGTCTTCGCCCCTCTTGAATAGAGACCATGCCCGACTGCACCATCTCGGTGACCTTCTGTAGTCGACCGGCTGGCTCTTTAGGTAGTGAGCTTTGTGTAAAGCACTGGATTATAAATGAGTCATCTAATAAGCTAGCTTTAGGTAGATCAATCTCTCTAGTACCGTTCTTATTAGGGTATACTGTAGCGTATTCGCCTTCGCGTTCTGCAATATCCTTAGCTAAATCAATGACTTGGTACGCGAGGTCAACAAAAAGATTGTCGTACCTACGTGACAAAGAGGCGAATCTATCGGTAGATATGTCATCATATGTGCGGATAGCCTCTCCGGAATCGAGGCCTTGAGGTTTTTGAGAAGTCGCCTGCATTGCAGACACACCACATTGTTGGAATCCGTATTGTATAAGCTTGTCGCGTTCAGCATATAGTTCAGGGGCATTACATGGCGCAACTTCATAACTAGGTTTTATCCCTCTGTACTTTACAATGACACCGATCTCATTATTATGGTGCGCCGATACGACCTTAGAGCCGTCCTCTTGAAACACTCTAGGAACGCCCACAAGCTTAATGGCGCGGCTAATAGTGAATAGGATAGAGTTTAGCTCCATTTGAGTACCCATTAGCTGTTCTGCGATACCTTGGCTCCAAAAGCCTAGCATTCTAGGGGAGTAGTGAAGGAATGAGAACGGAAATCGGTCTTTAGTATACTCTTCGTCTACTAAGCTACCAGCGCTACACGCTATAACGTGTCTACCATCGCTCATATTCTTACCAGAACGTAGTGACCAAGCCTCTACAACCATTACTAGGTCAGATACGGTCTTAGACGCGTCTGAAGAGTTATCTGGGGTAGCTTTAGCCGCTGCTGCTATCTTATCCTTAAACTTAGGGAAATTAGCGAATAGCACATCTCTGTCTACTAGCTTAATACGGTATATACGACGCGGCTCGCCATAGATTGCTTCATTAGGGTCTATTAGCAGTTCTGTTAGTAGTACGCGCTCCATACCGACTCTATTGTCAGGCGTCTCAAACGTATGGATGATACCTGTACCTTCGACTAGTGTGTCTTTGAGCACTATTGTGGCTACGTCATAGGCCTTACACTGATAGAATTCGCCTAGTATGAAGTTATTAAGCTTCTTAGCTAGGTTACGTTCTTTATAGTCACCAGCCTCTGTAAGGAATACCGGCTGTGGTCTACTTTGGCTGATTCTAGACACTAGTGTGTCTACAGCCGACTGGATTAGGTTAAACGTAGGTCGCTCTTGTGGTAGACCATGGGTTTGGTCCATTTTACTAATGTTATTACCAGCGAAGCTATATAGGCTTTGGTTACCATAGAGACGAGCATATAAGGCACATTGCCGGTAGCGGTACTGCTGGGACTCTTTAAGATAGGCCGCCGTGCTAAGCATTTGGTTAGCACATTTATCTTTATTGTCCTCATCCCACCATTTCTGTAGGGTCATCATCTCAGATGTAGGCTTTGTCTTAAAAGTGACTTTAGCTTCTGGCTTAGGCTTATTGCTTACTCTCATAGCTTACTGACCTTCACCTGGTGTAACGGTTTGTCCACCAGAGGCTGAAGACCACATTAAAAGCTGCTCTTGGGTCAGCTCGTCTGGCATATCAATGAGGTCCGATACATCCTGTGTACCGTCTGAAGTCTCAACCACGGTCGCGCTAGAGCGTCTACGGGCCTGTTTAGGCGCTACGGAAATAGAGCCTAGTTCTAATGTAATACCATCTACTGAGATAGATAGTACACCTGTATCGCGGCAAAGCTTTATAAGTTGCCGTAATTGCTTTTGATTTTCAATTTTCAAGCGATTACCTCGTAATCGGTGACTTGCGTTTCATACGTGCTCGTATAGCGGATACGAGTGATTCGCCATGTTTATCTGAATCAATCTCATGCCCTTGCGTATTAGAGTCTTCTGGACTGTCTAATTGTGCTAAGCCTTCAGATTGACTGTAGTTTTCTTTACGTAGTGCCTTATATGACGCTTGATCTGCCATGTTAGCATCTTCTTCAGCGTTACGGCTGAGATCAGCTTCGTCCGTGTATGAATCACTATCAATTGAGTCCATACCGTTAATCGCACCGCCATGCGCCATACGGCGACGGGCCATAATAGCCTCAGCTACCGATGCAGCCTTGCCTATTTCGTCATCTTCGGAAGATGACTCTACTTCTCCGCCTTCAGCTTTCATTACAATGATTTTACCGAAGCCTGTGTCAGGAATAATATCTATGATACCGCCTTGGCCATAACGTTGACGGCCATCACTATCAGACATAGCGCCTGGGCCTGTTAGCTGGCGATCGTCATCCATATCAGATAGTGACTTGCGCTCGCTATCAGACATAGCGCCTGGGCCTATTAGCTGGCGTCTACGATCACCGTCATCTGATAGTGACTCACGATCACTATCAGACATAGCGCCTTGGCCTGTTACTTTACCGCCTTGGGCCATTTTCTGCATATCGTCATCTGACTCATCTTCTTTACGGTTCAGGTTTACTGTGGTATTTGCACCACGGCCTGCGCCGCCTGTAACTGTTATATTGCCTTTAGTAAAGGCTTTAGTAGATGTTGCAGTGCGAGTGTTAGAGTCAGTCGATGTTTCCGCTTCCGTTGATGCTTTATCGCCCTTTGACTTATTTGCTTTAGCGGCTTCTGGCTCCTCTACTTCACCACCCTCAGCATACTTACGCTTAGGGTTTTCTGGTTTACTGTGAAGCGGATCAATAGGGTATCTGCTTTCAGGCTGCCTTGCACTGTTCTGATAAGGCTTACGGCCTGTGCTGTGTGAGTCCTTCATATCAGGATCACTACCTTGCTTCTGAGCGTCTAATTCGTCATAGCGTGCAGGCGGCTGGTCACCATAGTTGTCCGGACGCATACGATTAATCGCGTCTATTGCGTCTGCGTGCATATCGCGGCTGCGTACACTAAACGGGCCTGTAATAGGAGCCATTTTAGGATGGCTAAGTGGAGTCTTAGACGGTTTACGCGCCTGTGCTACTGTAGGCTGATCGAGTACAGAGTCTTGTCCTGGAGCCTTATTGCCTCTATTGTTAGACACTTGCTTAGAATTGTTATTCGTGCCTGAAGCCGATGGGCGCTGTTCAGTTTTAGCTGATTCGTTAACGGCACCACCCTCAGCCATTTTTTTCTTTTTAGGCCTGCGCGCTATACTAAGGGCAATGGCTAGAGACTGTTTTTTGTCGCTCATGTTATTTAACCTTTGAAATAGGCATTATTATTTTCCTTTATTCCGTAAGACTTTCGTCTTCATTAGTATATTCATCTTCGCTAGATTCTTCAGTAGACTCGCACATATCATACGCAGCTTTTAAAGCTTGAGCTAAACCCTTAACATCTTTCATGTTAATTGAACGAAGTATGTCTTCAGCAGCAGACTCTAGGTCTGTCATTGAGTTTTCTTCAGGTTGATCAGGAGCGCGGACTTGAGTCACAACGCCAGAGGCCTGGGGTTTTTGTTTAAGGAACGGTAGCACTAAAAACCTCCAGAAAGGGTGTCTTTAATGCTTTATAGTCAATATTACGTGTATTTTAATCGTTTTGGCCGTTTTTTAGCCACTTATTAAGTGAATCATCGGCTTGATGACCGGCCAGTTCAGCCTCAAACATTTCGTTAGTCTGTGCTTCTGCCCATTCCTTTGATCCATATTTTGGTTTGCTAGTTTCAGGCTTATGCGTATAGGCGTACGACTCTCTGAATGCGTATAGAACAGCGTCTATAATATCACTATGCGGTTTTTTCTTTATAATGATACGCTTGGGCGTAGACTTATCCCAGTCGATCTGTACAAGATAGCTATCTTGGGCAAACCTAGAAGACTTATGTGCTTTGAATTTGCCTAAGCGCATAGCATCATTAAGGAATTCTATATTATCTTGCTTATGGGTTTTGTCCGCCGGTTCAATAGGACACCCAAAGCGTTGTCTTATGTCTTCAGCTATCTTTTTACCTAATGCGCCTTCGTCCATTATGATTTTATATGCGCCATACTTTTTTTGTAGTGTATCAATTTGTGTGATCAGTGCTGAGATACCCTGCTTAGCTTTAATGCTTTCCTCTACTAGATACGTTATAGGTGACGTTTCAGACCAGGCCACTACCCCGATAGCATCGGCGTCATTAAAGCCTATGTCTACGCCTAAAATGTAGTTCCATTTATGCTCTATCGGTAGCTGCTCAAAGTGGTTGACAGACTCCTTATACTTTACCCATAGTGATTCAACGTCCAGCACCCATTGATTAAGCCACTCACGTTTTAGCGTAGGATTGTCCTCCGTCCACTCGCGCTTGATCTTTAGGTCATTTAAAAACGCTTGCGGATCTGGCATATACGGGTTATCCATGATCGTCCATGAATGATGGCTATACCCATACTTACCCTTATTAGTAACGTCAAAGAAATAGCCTTGAGGTACTGGACCTGGTGTACCTGTTAGCGCTAGCCAGCTATCTTTATAATCGGCTATAGATGGTGTTAACACATCATCAATTAGGCTTTGTAGATGTGACCCAAAGTCCTGCGCCTCATCTATACCTACAGCTGGGTACTTCCTACCCTTAAGTCGTTTGATAAAATTTTTCATATCAGCGCCGAATAGCTTTAGGGTGGCACCATTAGGATGCTTCATAGTGAGTTTAGACTCAGTAAATGTGCAGCCTAGGTTAAACTTATCATTGATTTCGTGTAGTACTGGCCACATGATTTCTCGTGCTGAGTCTAGTGTAAGGCCTAAGTAAATAGACTGACTCTTAGGGTGCTTATCCATGGTCTTAATGAATCTGATAGCTAGACCATTAGTTTTACCAGCTCGACGAGAACACTGTGCATCTATATACCTGGACTCATCATTGATAAATGCATTTTGTAGTGGGAAACTAGCGTCTAGTTCAATGGGCTTTGACACGGGTCTACTGGCTACCTTGCGCGCTAAAGCTTCAGCTACAATAGAGTTTTTATTCAGGACTGTCATTTAACGCCTTCATAATGGCCTGCACCTGCTCGTCTGTTAGTGCCTTTAAAAAGTCTTTTTCTCTATCCTTAATCTCGAACAGTGCCTTGAGCGTGTCTCTTAGGTCTCTAGCGTCTTCTTTGTCTAGCTTATTGTCTATACCAAGTCGAAGGATATTCTTAACCTCTCGGTGTAAAGCAAGTAGACAGTCTCCAATGAGTCTGTCTACCGATATGTCTGAAATGATAGGGTCTATAGGCGCTGGTGTTTCACGCAGTGCAGGCGCTATAGGCTTTACAGGGAAGCGTTTCATTAAGTGGGTAGAGCCTCTACTGCTGCTAACGCTTCGCCGAGGGTAAGTGACTTAAAGTTAACTAGCGGTACTAGAGTACGCGCAGCGCCTCGGCTGAACAATACACCGCCGTCAACGAGTACAGCACCTAGGCCGCGATACTTTAGACCAGGACCTCTAACATCCGCAGTTAGATCTAGATTGACACCGGCGGCCATTAGCGCAGCATGAAGACCCCATCCTACTACCGTCGTACCATTAAGAGTTTGCATTTGTGTCTGCTCCTTCTGTAGCTTTAGCAGAAGCTTTGTCTAGTGCCTGGCGTGCCGCAGCTTCTTGGTTAATAAACACTAGGTCACGGTTACACTTCTCTAGCTCTTGTTTATATACATACACTTGGTATTGTATTTGTGCCGCTTTCGACAGAATCTCTGTATACACCTTTTGAATATCCTCAATAGTGCGCGGCTCCGGCGGCTTTGGGCTTTTTTTACGCTTCAGAAAGTTCTTCATTATTATCTCCTTTTAAGATATTTTTGTTTATAGTAAAAACGGGTTAAAAATACAGTCTTTAAACTTAGTAAGTAAGGATTGACCTAACCTGGTTAAGTGAGTTACAGCAGTAGGATACTTCGGTAGCAGCGCTCTGGCAATGCCTTGTTCGCGCCAGGCCTTTTTAACAAATACCCAGTGTATGGTCTGAAAGCCGTTGCCTAACACGCTGTAGCCTAATATAACGTCCGCGTCATCTTTTAGGCAGGCTACTTTAATCTCTACGCCAGGTGATTTTAGCAGGTTTTCGATAAAAGAGCTATATGATGCCATAAATATATCTTTAGGGATAGAGCTAAACCAGCTATCACCATAATACATGCCGCGTAAGAATGTAGCCATTATAAAGCTATGGTCTGTAGGAGCACTATCTCTAATCTCGTACAGCTTACGTGCTTCTTCGCTCATATGTTTTACCTGTGTTCACGTTGTAAAGTTTAAACATCTGATCTCTTAGTGTCTTTAGTATCAAGCACACAGTAGTGCGGTTTGATTTCTTCACTACTTTAGTTTTAAGAAGTATCTTAGCTATGTTGCGCATGCTAATACCGTTCATATGATATTCCCAGACAATGTGCTCTAATTTAGTTTCAAACTTATACTCATTTAAGAAGTGCCCAGCTAGCGTATAGTAGTCCTGGCTATGCTTCCACTCTTGATGTTTATACTTATTATTAAGGTTAGGAGTCCACTTTTTCAAATTAAACTCATCCTGCTCAATATCTTTAAAGCCTTCAGCCTTCAGCTTTTTGTACCAAATGGTTTTAAGCTGGTTAAGTGTAGGTTTACGAGGTTTGCGTTTCGCCATTTAAAGTTAAAGCCTCAGAGGTTAGCGCTGTAGCTTCAGCTTGTTGTTTGGCAGCAGCTTCTTGCTGTTTAACTTTAATATCTTGGAATACTTGGCTAGCAACTTGATTAGCTGCTACTTTGCGCAAGGATTGTACAAAATGATTCTTTGGTACTCGGGAGCGCTGCGCGCCTAGGTGTAAAATCATAGATGCCATAGCAAACTTGAGTGAGTCTGTGTCAGCATAGTTACCTGATAGCTCAATAATAGATTCTGACCACTCCTCAAATTGAGTCATTCCAACAGGTAGCGGCGTCGGGATTAGAGAAAACAGTCGTTTTACAGTAAGCTTCATTATTATCTCCTTAGTTACAAAAACAAGTTTTAGCCTTAGATACAAACTTAAGACAGGTTCCAAATGACTTCTGGCACGTCGCCTGACATTCCTTAGCAATAGGGTCTATAGGCGCTAGGCGCATCCTACATGCGGTAGTACTTAAAAGCATTATAGCAAGTACTAATCTCATATGTTTAATATATCTCATTTTAATACAAAAGCAAGCACTATTTTACACATCGGCTAACGTTTTTCCGATTTTTGGTACGGCTTCTAGCTTAATAGTCTTCAGATCCGTTGTATTCTCCATAGCATCCTGAAGTAGTAAGGATACTGTCTCAGCGTCTTCTTCTTTACACTCTACCACGATAGAATCATGCACCTGTGCGGATATGGTGGCGTCTAGACCTAAAGCTTTACAATTATTATAAAATGCTATGGACGCCCTATTAATGATAGAGGCACCTGAAGACTGAATAGGGTGGTTGACGGCTAGGTTAAGTACACTTCTTACCTCATAGGGTAACTCACTATGCTCCATATTCTTATACCGTTTATCTATGTTTTTAGCCTCTGGAATGCGTCGGAGGCGTCCGAATAGGTTTGACACATACCCTTGTGTCTTAGCTATAGTATGGAAGCTCTTGACCATCTCGGGTATCCCTGGGAATGCCTCGTCTAGCCGGTCCATATCCTCTTGCGTTTCTGCTACGCTTTTACCCGTAGTTTTAGCAATCTGAAATGCAGTGGCTCCATAGGTGCGTGCTAGCGGTATAACCTTAGTCTTGTCCCTAAGTGATTTATACTTGATTTTAAATGATGTGGGTAGCTCTTCTCTACTAGGCGTGCAGTCATACTTGTTGTACACTTCCATGCCAATGACACTATAGAAGTCGTCTCCACCCTCAAACGCTTTGAGTAGTCGCTCATCTTTACTGTAATACGCAAACATCCTAGGCTCTAGCTGGCTATAGTCAGCACCCACAAATACTCTGCCTGGTCTCGCTACGATACAGCCTTTAACACGCTTATCGTCTCTTGGTAGATTTTGAAAGTTAGGCGCTTTACACGAGTACCGTCCGGACGTGGTGCCGTGCTGTAGGAAACTAGGGTGTATTATGCCATACTGTACTCGCTCCTCTATGCCTTTAATATATGTTGTTAGCAGTTTATTCTTACGCTGGTACTCTAAAAGGCGTTCGACCCACTTATATTTAGGCGCTATCTTTATTAGCGTTTTTTTATCGCACGCGATGTAAGCCCATGGTTCTTTAAACTTTTTAGCATTAACCTTCTTGCCGTTATTAGTACCAGCCTGCTCGTACACCTGGCCTTGCATACTCATGCACGAGTGTATGAAGTCTCGTTTAGCAGCCGCGTGATATGGGGCTTTAAGACCTAGCTTATAGCATATGTCGCGCCCAGACTCCGTTAAGGTGCCGAATTCTAGTTCATACACGCCGAATAGCAACCAACAAAGCTGCTGGCTGGAGCCTATATTGAATGTATTTTTCTTATTAGTGCCTGGATACTTACCCTTTATCTTTACATCTATTTCAGAGTAGATGTAAGACTTGGCTTCTGCACACTCAGCTTCTAGCTGTTTTTTCAGGCTGGTAATAGCGGCTTGGTCTGTTTTTAAGCCGGTAGTATTTAGCTGGTATGTAGGACCTTTAAGAAGTGGCATAGATTCATCTTCATAGAAAAACTTATCTAGACCTTGGTCATGCAGTTCGGGCAGTAGTTCCATGAATAGCATATAGGTTAGCCAAGCATCTTTAGCGCCATACTTACCAAGTACTTTGCTATCAGCCTTATACATGTCTTTAGCAGACGTCGTCCAGACTCCTCCATTGGATATTACAGAGGCTTTCATCTCTTCGGCTTCTTGGGCTGCATCATTACCGAAGTACTCTCTAGCGAGGTCTTTAAGACCAACTCGACGGTTTTCATTGAGTAGATGTGCTAGTATCATCGTGTCTGTATGAAGGCTATCAATTAAAGACACTTTATAGTTAGAGTTTACCATTTCGCAGTCAAATATGCCATTGTGGGCTATGAGTTGTTTACCTTCCAGCATTTTAATTAAGGGAGTGTAGTTATAGCCAGGGTGCTGCTCTACTAGCATCTCTAGCGCATTAGACCAGGCGTGAGTTATAATATAATAAGCTTCTGACTCATCCCAACAAAACGAAATACCTACGATCTTAGCGCCTTTATGCACGCCAGTCGTTTCTGTATCAAACGCAATTAAATCGACCGTAGCAATAGCTGCTTTAAGTGTTTCAATGTCGTCTAGGCTGTCGATTACCTTCAGTTTGGGCTGGTGCAGTTTCATTGATTTCCCTTCGAGATACATAAGTAACTACGTCTGTCTTACGGTCTTGTTTTCTTATATTCGCGGCTAGATTGTAAAAATATACAAGTGATTTTTCTTCTTCTTGAGTAAGCTCCCTAAGCTGTTCGGTATTTGGGTCAAAAAATAATTGATACCTAATATCTTCTTGAATACGATCTACGCCTTGTTTTTTGTGCCTTATCTTGGCAAACTTAAGCGCCATTACTGTGGGCGCACCATTCTGATAGACACGCTTTAGAGGCTGCCATAGGCACAGGCAGTAGTCGACAAATGACTCAAAAAACACTGTGCCATAAGCCGCTGACTTGTCTAGCTCTAGGTCTCCTATACCAGCTTTTTCTCTAGGGGCCTGGCTTAGCATGATGAGCATAGTGTTTACTTTCACCGCCAAGGCTTTCATCTGGCGACACACACCGATAAGGCCATCATTCTCGCCGTTCTTTGCTTGCTTGGCAATAACACCGATATGATCTATTACCGTAGCTCCTACTTTATGGCCGGTAGTCTTTTGAAACTGCATTAAGTGTTCTTCTATAGAGTCCATAGAAAAATGTTTATACTCGCCATTAGCTTCATAATTAGAAACAATGTGTATTTTGTCGTAAAGCGTAGTATCGCCTTGGCATATAGTTCTAATGCGGCTGGCTATCTCACCCGCTGGCTGTTCTAAAGAGAAAAAGAAATGGTGGTAGTCCGGGTTATTCTGCGCAAACCATAGAAAGGTGTTAAGTGTCAGCGTAGTTTTACCTACCCCAGATCCTCCGATAATGCCTATAACCTGACCTAGACGAAAACCATGCTCTGTGTCGTCAATGAGCTTATGACAAGGGAATCTAGTACCTTTTAGTGCATCTTCACCCTTGGCTAAGATCTCTTTAACTGTAGGAGATAAGTTAGACGTACTTTGAGTCTCTTCATAGGTCCAGATCTTATCTATAATGTTTTGGGCATAGTTAACCCTGTGTATTGGAGCCCTGGCCATAGCCTTAGTAGTATTGATTAGAACGCTCATAGCCTCTTCTTTAGTGAAGCTATTAGCATACATAAGGTGCCCTAATCTAAAGTCGTCTTTGCTTCGGTCAGACGACTGACCGGCGAATAGGTCTTTAACCTCTGAGTTTTCATTCAAGAGCTTACCAAACTTAGGCGGTAAAGCGTCGTCCACGTTTAAATTGATCTTATCTGAGTTATATGTTTTGTCATAATGCTGCTGACAGTATGTTTCGTCTTCTGGAGATATTGTAGGTAATAGCTTGTCTAATTGTTCGCAAGTGTAGCTATCGCTACTATCATGCAGCACCGTACACGGTTTAGCCTCATCTACATCTTTGGTATTGAGTGTGCCCGGTAAGCGCATTAGCTGTGGTATCGTTTGCACAGCGTCATCCGTTACAAATAAGCGCATAAGTCTTCTGCCTAAGCGTAAAAAGCTTTTGGCATCTAGATCAGATATGCGCCAGTAGGCATGAATACCGTTGCCGGAGTCTACAATTTTAGTGGGTAAAAGGTCAAACGTAGCTAGCTTCTCTATAAATGCTTCTTTAGAGCCATACGTGTCAGACTTCTGGTCATAGTCTATGAAGGCATACTCAAATACATTGATATGAGAACCATTAACTGATCCTCCTGCATACTCTGTAGGATAATTAGGCCGATAGTACACATTATAGCCGGACTCATTATGCCGCTTAATGTCTGCATCACTAAACATACCTTCGAGAACTCTAGGTGTACTAGGGTTAAGTTCAAGTAGCCATTGTGGTGCTATTAAGCGGCATAATTTCATTACGCTTTTTTACCTTTAGCTAGAATAGCTTGCACTTTAGCCTTACGCTCAGCCGCCGTCTTAACAGCAGCTTGTAGCGCGGCTTCTTGCTCTGCGTCGTCTTCTTCGGTGTATGCCGCCTCTTCTTCAGACTCCTCTACCTGCTCATCTGTGCCGTCATTATAGCCAGATGCCTCTACCGCTTCAGTAGGTCCAGATACTTCAATAGTATTGTCTGAGTCAATCTCTACCTTGTATACGTACATCTCGCCGTTAGGCGTAGCGCGCATACCAGAATGCGAAACGCGCGTCATAGAGCCGAGAGTAGCTGAAGTCATCTTGCGATCAAGATCAGTTTTACCCCATACGCCTAGGTTGCCAGTTTTAGTCTGGAAATAGTAAATGTAAGATTTACCAGATTTTTTCTTCACGTCGTCTACTTCGCGTTTACCTAGGTAATAACCCTCTACTGAGCTAGGGTTTTTCTTGCCGGTTTTACGGTTAGCGCCGCCGAGAGAAATTGTTACTTCCGCCTCCAATGAGGTCACTTCTTTAAAAGCCATAGTATCTGTACTCCTTTGTTAATTATCATAGTGTGATAATGTTTTGTTACTATTAAAAATAAAATCTTCGATATACTTCTTAGTAGTAGGGCTAACTACTACTGTACCATTACTCATCAAATATGCTATCGGAGAGTAAACGAGTTTAGTCTTAGTAAACGGACGCCAGGGCCATGATAAAAGACGTTGACGTAGAGTCAACTGTACTATTTTAGTGTCTGACACGTAAGGGTCTACTACCATTTCAAACTTAGAGATCCAGTTAAGATGATCGTCACTAACTGACATTCTAGTCTCCAATAGCATATATGCAGCTCGCTGTTTTTACATATTTATTACCGCCGTGTTCAAGCGTAACGCTGGCTGGCATGTCCATAGTATCAAGTAGTGGGATAAAAACGTACACTTTATCTGTGCCTCGGTCATAATACCTGTGGATAGAAACGGCTTTAGAATCTAATGAGGTCGCAAACGTAATATTGCCACCCTTCCACTCACAGTAAAATGCCGTATTACCAGCTGTAGCTCTAGCCGCCAGGCAGAAGAGTAGCGTAAAAATAAACGCCACATAAAACAAGTAAACTTTAGTAGCTAGACTCATATACTGTTACTCCTTAAAAAGTTAGTGCTAGTAGTAATACTATACCATCTGGTTGCTTACCGAAAGAAAAATAACGGTTAATCTTAATTTGATACGTTTTACTAGTGGCCGCAGCCAGTATTGTGCTAGTAGCAACTAGCGTAGGCTTGCCTACTGTACTTTCTGCCCTATTTTTAATGTCTTTAGCAAAGTACTTAAGTCTAGGATTATAAGCTATATAGCCTTTAGCGGCTTGGTCACACCTGTAGTCTCCTAGACACATCGCTACTACCATTAGCTCAATCACACTCACCCCTGAGTACCTTATTTAGGTGCACCGCCGTAGACTGAGATGTGCCAGTGAGCGGCGGTATGCCCACAAATACGCCATTTTCTTTATGCGTAACTATGAAACCCTGGTTTGAAAACTCACCAGAATAGGAGCCTACTACGTGAAAGCGTTTACTATTAAGTAAAGCAGCGTAACATGCCGGGTATGTATTGCATTTTTTATTCAAATCTAAGTGTTCATTGCCAGCGGCTACTGCTATGGTAGCGCCAGAAGCCAAAGCAACTTTAAGCGCTCTAGCCTCATATCCTAAGTAACCTTTGCCGGTAGCGCTAATGTTTATATAGCGCGCTTTGTAGATTAATGCGTGCGCTACGCTATCCGCTATTTTATCCTGCTTATTTGAACCTTGGTAGGTAGGGCTATAAAATTTAATTATAATAACACAATATTTACTACTATCTAAACCTTTAGTAATGAGACCTACTACGTTTGTGCCATGCTGTGTCGTGGTACTGTCTTTCATCGGGTTACCATCTACCAATGATGTATGGCCGCTGGCGCACAGGTAAGGCTTTAGCTCCGGACTTACGTTTAGTCCAGAGTCAATAACGGCTATCTTTACGCGGCTATCATTATAATAGGCATTAGCTTGTCCTATGCCTAGTATAATGCTCAATAATAAACTCATTTTTTAACCTTGTTATACTGCTTTAGCACTTTATCGCTATACTTTGAGCGCAATAAACCTCGGGCATTACCTCTATTATACGCTACAATAGCTCTAGTCATATTACCATAGCGCTTCAAATTATACTTAAGATATTTACCAGAGTAAAGTGCATTGATTTCAGGCTGCATAAGCTGTTCGCTGGTACCTTTAAAGCCTAACCAAGCCGCTGTGGTTAGTTTAACTTGGCAGACACCAAGTGAATCACCACCGCCGTCATCTTTATGCACAGCATCTACTCTATAGTGTGACTCTATGTAGCACACAGATTCTAGTAAGTGCGGTGGTAAATCAAGTTTAGTCGTAACTGCACTGAATATCAGCATTAGGGTTATTGTGTCCATAGGAATACTATAGCACAGATTTAAATATTAACAAACCAGCGCCTCAAATTGAGACTACAGCTTGCCTACCCACCGACCCGAGCCGCGCTTAAGTACCATAGGTACGATCTGAGCTACGCCATTGATAATAACACCTACTGAAATGATAGGGCGTACGGGTGACATTTTGTTGTATTTGAAAGCAAGGCTTTTGTCATCGATCAAGCAACCTACGTGCATATCGAAGCGTAAGCGCTCGGGCGTGCTTATCCATGTCACCTGGCTGCGTGAGTGGTAATGACCTTGCACCGATGAAAGGGAGTACATATTGCTAAGTTTACCCGGTGTACCAGTAATACCATGGGTAAAATACACGGGAGACAACGGGGTATTTATAACGAGTGATTCGTACCAGTTCCAGCCCCTAGGTGCCTCAATCTGGTCTCTATACGACTTAATAGCAGCGGCTGGTATACGCGCTGTAATGCCTTTACGGTATACTAACGAGCCATGGTTAGACTCTAGCACATCTACCTTTGGAAATAGCTTGTATACAGGCTGTAACGCTTTAATGGCTTGCTTAAGCTCTTCGCCTGGGCTAGGTAGTTCTGTGTTAGCCTCGTGATAGCTCCAGCTAGAGCCATCGATCTCATCACCGATACAGACTACTCGATCAAACTTAAACTTCTTTTTAAGTGCCTTTAGGAAAGGCACTAGGTCTACATGATTATAAGGGCAGTGCATATCTGAAATTACTAGAATTGACTTAGCTACTTTCGACATTTTTTGGCCTCCCGGCGATCTTTCATTTCTTGCTTACTCTTAATCTTATGACAAGGTTTACAAATTGCAACCAAATTCATCGGGTCGCACCATACTGCTGACACTACTGCATCCCAAGACATATCCTCTAGTCTACTGTCAATAGGTACTATAGGTCTTATATGATCACATTCCATGAGATATGTAGGCACTTTTGTCATACAAGTTGTGCAAATAGACCACTTTTTAACTCTAGGCCGTTCAGGGTCTAAGTAGTTAGTACGGCTAAGATCAATGATAGACCTACGTAGGTCTGATCTAGAGAATACGCGGCGTATGGCACCCTTGATTAGATTGCGTTCTTTAGGATTAGTTGGCTTTTTCAATAGTACTCGCCCCATTGCTAAGTGTAACATTATACCGATTAGTGAACAATGCTTTTAATGCTTCTGAATGGTCAATTGCCAAAACTGTAGAGTGATCAAGTGACAGACCTTGTAGGAGTCCATAAATCTTTACCTTCATATCTTCGTCTAATCCTTCGGCTACTTCGTCAAGAAATACAGCGTTAAAACTTACGCCGCTGTGGTTAGATACTGCCTTCATTACAGCTACTCCAAACGTAAGCTTGAGCAGGTGTCTTTGTCCCTTGCTAAGCTGGGTAAAAGTAGCGCTATTGCCGTCTTTATATATTTGAACGTCAAGCTTCTCAGCGTCTTCTATCTCAAAAGAAACTCGTAACTCTGCATCAAAATGATCGGCTAAAAGCTTATTTGTCGTGTGCTCTATATGTACAATTGTATTTTTGACAAGTGTTAAGCGAAAGTCTTCTATAACCTGCTGTAATAGTTGAATATCTGCTAACTCGACAGAAAGCACACTATTCTTGTCTGTTAAGGATAAAAGAACCGCAGTTTCAGCCGCAAGAGCGGTACTATGCACATGGGTATTGTGCGGGTTTGTCTCTAAAGTAATAGTTTCGATTTGAGACGGGTATGGGTTATGACGACTGTTTTCTTGGTTTATATCTCTTACGGTCGTGTCATCTAGGCGCTTAATACGGGCTGTAGTCTGATCAATTTGCGAGCGGCGTTGTTGATTTAATTCTAACTCGCGCTGTAGTGCATACTCATCTTTAGTGATAAGAAGGCGCTTCTCTGTGTCTTTAGGCACACCACACTCGGTACAGTGCACTTCTTTTAATTTAGCTTTCCTAGCGTTGATAATGCTGCTCTTGCTTGTAAAGTAGGTATCGGACTTTAGGTCATCGCGCAAGTCTGCCATATCTTTACTTAACTCTAGTAATGTGAGTTGACTGCGTTCTAGTACGGAAGTCACCGACTTTGCTTGATCCGCCTTAAAGTTATCATTTAGAGCTACTAGTTTAGTAAGGCGAATCTCTTGCGATTGCTTCCAAGCTTTAGACTTCTGCTGTTCTGTTTTGAGTTTGTCTTCAGTATGTTTTATATTGTTTATAGATATAGCTATTTGACCCACAAGCAGATCTTTCGCATTTTTCAGCTCTTTTTTATACTCTGCTAAGTCCTTATTGATCTTTTTGGCTAACGTGAGGTCTACAAGCTGCTCAGTTAATAGACGGCGGTTTTTAGCTGTGGCGGTAAAGAAACTAGCCGTCTGAGAAAACTCATGGAAGTACGCCGCAGACAAGTACAGCTCAGCGTCAATACCTAAAAATGCATTCAATAGCTTTTGTGTGTCAGTAATATCCTTACCCCTTACTGGTTGACCATCAACGGGCCAAAACATAAGGTCATTATCTTTACTACTAGGACCACGTGAGCGAGATACTGTTACGTCACCCAGGCTGACTACAGCAGACGTTACTTTATCGCAAGGCCAGCTCATGATTTCGTCTACAGTACCATTCTTAGACGTTCTGCCAAATAATGCCCACGGCACTACGTCCATTAGCGTGCTCTTGCCAGCTCCTGTAGGTCCACTAATAAGAGTTAGGCCTTGGTTATCAAAATCAAAGTCGATATTAGGGTAACTACCAAAATTACTGGCCTTAACGCGTAGTATTCTCAAATAAAAGCCCTCCACAATGATTTAAGACGTTCTTTGCGCTCCGTATCTGTGCCAGTTAGCGAATCTATGAGTCCATCTAGCACCTGATCCTGAGTTTTAGGTGTCTCAGACAATGCCGCTACTGTTTTAGTGTCCGCTGGGATTAGGTCTAGACGAAAGTCGGACTTTAAATAAAATAACAGTCTAACACTATCCTTTGTCACATTACTAAGTATGTCGCTAGGGGCGTGCATTTTAACTAGTACCAGATCATTATCCTTAACGTCATGCCAAACCGCGCCCATCCAAGCATCTTTTACATATGTAGCAGTTATTACTTTATGCCGCCGGAGATTAGTTGCGACAAATTCTAGTGACCCGTCGTCCATTAGTATCTGGTATCCTTTTTCTGGGTCATCCGCTTCAGCGAAGTTTAGCGTATACGGGTTACCGATGTAGCTAAATATACCTACATGTCCTTTTTGGGGTGCGCCTGTTTTAATGTCTTGACGCCTATGATAGTGTCCTGATATTACTCTAAAGTCTTTTACATCATCATAGGTTATTGCACTTTTATCCTGAATATACTCGCCTGAGTATGAGCCCTCAATACCCTGGTGCATTATAATCATACTGCCTTTACACACTGACTTTAAAAAGATTTTAAGACTAATAGGGTCATGGCTATACGGTATAAAAGTAACATTAGGTATTAGATTGCGCACAGGGCTTGCAATAATACTAGCATCATGCTTAAGGAACTCTAAAGAATGGTCTTGGCTTTTTTCATTAATTGAATCATGATTTCCACGCAGTATAATAGCCGGTATGCGACATAGGTCAAATGTTTTAAGCATCGCTGAGATACACTCTCCGCGTAGATTAGCCTTGGTATCGTGTAGATCGCCAGCTACTACTAGTGGTACATCTAGCAAATTGGCTTTAGCGGCGGCTAATCTTACGGCGGCATCCGCTAAAGGTAGTGTGTTTATATTGTAATGAACGTCACTAATCAGAACTGCTATCGGTGTCTTCATTATCATCTCCTGCTGTATCTACTAGTTTAGCACCATCTGCTGTAACTTGGAAATCTAATTGATGCACAGAGGTCTTACCTTGAGACAAGTGGTTTTTAGTCACTACCGCTCTAGAGATGATACCAGTCTTAGTCGTAACACCCTTGACTACTTTGGTCAGAGTTTTAATGCGTTTCAGGCCTACGATAAATGACGAGTGGTATTCAATTTTAGCGCCGCCTGCATTAGCATCGCCTTTCATCATAAAACCTATCTTTGCGTAGGTTTGATTCGCTAAATACACCGCGATAGTATCGGGATACTTGTTAATCAGGGCTACAAGCATCTTCATTACTGAACCATTCTCTTTAGCGTCTTGTCCTGGCTGTGCGTGGCGCTCACTGTCTAACTCGCGTTCGGCATGACTTCTAGACTGACTACCACCTACTGAGTCCCACACAAATAGGATTGTAGCGTCTTTATCCTGTTCTTTAATACCAGTAATAAAGCGCCTGACTAACTCTCCGCCTTTTAAGATCTCATTAGTCTTAATTAATAGAAGTTGAGTAGGATCTCCTCCGATAACTTTAAAGCGATTAGCATCAAACTTGTCTTCAGAGTCAAATAGAATGACGGTAGCGCCTGCTTTCTGAGCTTGCGCCATGGTCTCACCGGCAAAGGTACTTTTACCCGTGTCTGGTTTACCGCTGATCTGAATGATTTTATTAAAAGGAATAACAGGGAGGCCTAGTAACTGCTGAAGCGGGTGCCCACTAGCTAATGGGATACCGTCCATTATGGTATATTCGGTCTTTACTGAAGCTCCAGTAGAAATCAGAGTATTAGCTTTCTTGTCCTTGCTGTACAGTTTCTGCATGTCCATTACCAGCTTTGATACATCTATCTTTTTTTTCATTCAATTCTCCAATAATTACATTATCACAATGTAGTGCTTTAATGCGTTTCGCTGTTACTTTAAACGTCACAACTACCCAAGCAATTCCATCATAACTCAATAACCATCCACCAGGGCATGGTTCAAGAAGTCCGATACTATCCGTTCTTTGGTTATACACTACTAATATCATTCAAACCGTCCCTTCGCTATAGCTCTAAAATGTAAATGTGCGTTTTGGAATATGCTGTACATACGCTCTAGTTCTGCCTTATTCGCTTCGGTAGTATCAAACTCTTTTTGTTCTGTAAGCACTAGCTCATCCATGTTTAGAGTGTGGTCTAGTGCCGCTTCTGTAGGACGTTTGTCCGCCTGCTGGATAGTGGATGTGTATACCGCTGCTCTAATAGCTTTTACACCTGATTTACGCATACGAGAGTTAAGATCGGCTACTTGTAGTTCTCTAGACACTTCTATTTGAGCGGCTAGAAATCGACCGGCTAGTTTTTCGGCTTCGTCTAGCGTAATGCCTGATTCATAGGAATCAATAATTATCTGCTCTAAGTCTTTATATGCCATTAAAAATTACCTCCAATTGATACACCTATCGTACCATCTGTTAGGCCAAATATACCAATAGTAATTGGGCCTAGTACTTCTTTTGATACACTTAGGCCATAAGCGGGTCTAAACCGATCTGTAGTGTCTACCGAGTATAGTGCTGATATATTGATAGTATTGCGTTTTGGTACACTAGCTTTAATTACCGATTTTTCTGCACTTACGCGTTTTTTATCTTGCACAATAGTAGTTTTCTTGCTACCGTCTTTCGCCTCAACAATAATTGTTACTATACGGTCACGCTCTTTTACTTGCGTTTCTGTAGTAGTTACATTACTACTAGTAAGTGTATACGCAATACTAGCTCCTATAGCCATTGATGACAAAATAACTAATAGTAACTGTTTAATGGAAAGATTAGCCATTGTGTACCTCTGCCCCTGATTTTAGTAGATAGTCTTTAAAATTAGCCTGAGTAATGTGGCTGTAGCTGTAGAGGTAGCCACAGCCGCCGCCGTTGCCGTAGCCATCGCCGTAGCCACAGCCGTAGCCGCTACCGTAGCCATCGCCGTAGCCGTAGCCGGAGCCGTAGCCGTCGCTGTAGCTGGAGCTGTAGCCACCTCTAAGTAGATCTGTAAGTTTACCTCTAAATAGTAATTTCATTAAATACCTACGCGCATTGAGATCTCATTATCTTCGGACTTTGGCACCTGGAATAATACTCGTAAACGTACCATCTCTTCTTTTAAATCTTTCTTCTCTCGATATACAGCATTAACTAATGCTGTAAGATGATCAATAGTGAAGTTACCAGACCCTAATACTATCTCCTCTACGTCGCGGTGGTTCTTAAGAATAGCCTTTAAATATGCTCGTCTAGTATTAGCGCTAGGTAGACCTATTTTAATAACATGACTAAAGCGTCCAGGTCGATTGTATATGCGTCTGTCTAGCCGATCTGGATAATTAGTAGTCGCTATAAACATGACATTACTAATACTCTTAGCACTATCTAAAATGTCTAGGTATCCAGACTCACCATACATGGATAGTAAACTGTCAATGTCTTCTAAAATAACAATACACTTGCGCGTCGGTTCAATCCTAAAAAAGCTAGTTAAGAAATTGCTTAGCGGTTCCGGTGGTCCAGACGAATGAAATACAGTGCCGCCTTGCGCGATAAGCTTTTTAGATAGAAGTTTAATCGTACAGCTTTTACCAGACCCCGGAGGTCCGAACAGCATAATGCCAGCGCGGTACGCCGCACCACCTACGACAAATTCATTACCGTCTTTATAGTCGGCTTCGGACGCCCAAAACGTATCGACAATGCGCAGTACGTCATCTGAGCGCATTTCAGGTAGATTTAGCAATAGCCCTTGTGGTGCAATAGTCGGTGACGCAAATGGTCCCATCTTACTATTCATAATCTCGTAACCACCTGGTGGTAGTAGCTTTACCGTAGGTGCAGTAGGTAGGTAGCCGTCTTGTATTACGGCATATTGAGCGGGAGATAGCACTGCTTGTTTACGTGAGGCTACATTTTCATCGAATATGAAGTCCTCTAACTCACGATCAGTCAAAGCGCGTGACTTATTAACAGGCATGACAACGCCATCGCCGTCATCGGCTTCTCTCACAAAGTCTGCTGCATCATTTGAATCACTCATCAAAATCTCCTTAAAAAAATAGTCCCTACGTCTGGTACCAGTGGGGTGGTGGTGCTGGCGACGTAGGGACTCACGAAACTTCATTATTCAATGATACACTATAATGCCAAATTAGTCTAGTACATAATACTGCCAAGACTCTTCTTTTGTGTTTTTAGCTAAGTTTACGGCTATATCCGAGATCAAAGCCTTTATCTCGCTTTTAATACCAGTCAAGATGTTGTCATTACCACTCCAGCCGAGTCTTAACCACTTATTCTCTGGGAATTCGTCCATATGGATATGAACAATATCACCAACAACATCAAAGAACTCAACCTCTAGCTCGCCTGAACCTCTCATAATGACTGTAACATTGACTTCTAGATCTAAAGTCAAGCCATGTACCTCAATCGGGTAGCAGTCCTTTAACACGTCTTTAATGCTCACAAACCCTACAACTTGATCACTAACCTGTTTTAATGCTTTTAATCGTTTCATAATATCCTCCAGTTAATAGCCTATCGGCACAACTCTAATAAACTTTAATTAATATCTCACATTTCACCAAATAAATAAAGCTACGCATCAAAATGATGCTTTACATTATAT